GCCGTCATCTGCGGGGTTTCGACAAGAATCTGAAACAACGTCACAAGGAAGAAGTCGTTAATGGTCTGTCGTTCTTCGTCCGACTGATCTTTGCCTGCCACCGGATTCCCGACCGGCAGCGCTTGCACGAGCAGTTTCCCGTCAGCCGTCACACCGCCAGGATTCAACGCCCCTGGACGTAACGAGAAGGATTCGAGCACGCCATCATCATGGGTCAACAGCACGGGGTCGGCGCTCCGATGCCCCTGCTTGATCAGCGTCTTTTTGATTTCGTTCAGCGTCTTGATCGACGGCAAGGCGAACATCGCCGGGGATCGGCCATAGACTTCACCGGGCGTCGTCATGTAGCGGCTGATGGAATACGGGAACGTAAAGAACCCGCCTTCGGAGATCAGCCTCTTCTCTGTGATGGATACGTAGCATTCCGCATAGGGCATGCCCGCGACATCGACGCGGCCAGGATCGTACTGGGCTTCGTCACGCGGCGCGACTTTATGGATGAACCAGTGGAGGTTCTGCGACTTGACGCCATCCTTCGCATCCTCGACGATCTTCTCCGGCAATCGCTCCTCGCCAAACTGTTGCACGGCCTGGCGGGCGGTCAACGGGAATTTGCGGTAGTTGGTGTCGATGATGCCCTGGTGATTCTCCATGAAGTAGTTCTGGCCGAGATGCACGGCGCGATACCGCAGCCCGCGCTCGCGCTTACTCTTGAGTTGGTCGATGTAGATCGCGCCGGTCCCGAACGCGCCCAACATCAAGTAATCTTCGTGCTTCTGGCTCGCGTAGTTCGCGGACGGGGCGTAGCGCATTTTGAACAGCACGCGGTTGACTTCTTCAAACCACAGCCGCGTCTGCCGGTCCTTCATCAGATAGGGGTCGCCCGGTTCCAGGTAATGCCAGGTGGAACTGCGTGGCGTCAGCATCGACTCCATGACGGCGGCAAAACGCAAGAGCGCGTTGGCACCCGTGGCATCGACCATCTCTTCGGTGAACTGTTGCCCGGGGTATTGTTCGCTGCGGTTCTGTCCCGCGAATTGCAGCACGTAGGACGTGAGGATGCGGCGAGCAATCTGCTCCCAGACTTGCTCCCATTGGCCGCGCAGGCCAGAGGCACGTTCCTGTTCCTTCACAACCGATTGGGCCAGTTCGTCCTCGCGTGAGGTCATGCGGCTCCTAGCTCCCGTCGTCGGGACGGGCCGGGATCGTTCTGGGTTTGTGGGTTCGTCATAAACTGCGAGGCGCGTCCCGCCAGGGCGCGTTGCCGCCGTTCTTCATCGCTCCGCATCGCCACCTTGGGATCGGTGATCTGCGGCGGAGCCGGAGGCGGTGGGAGTCGCGGGGCTGCTGGCGGATCGAACAGGGCGGACATTTAGACTCCCGACAGATATTCAGAGGCGGTGGGACGCTTACCGGATTCGCCCAACATCCTGGACGTGGCCGAGGCCCGCTTCCTGACGTTCTCTGGCAGCCCCGCGACGCGTTGCTGTTCGGCCAAGGTCGCGGCCCGCTGCTGATCGAGATTCGCCTGCGCTGTGGTTTCCGCGAGTTTCTGTTTCGCGTCCCGTTCTTTGGAGAGGCCTGTATCTGGGACGGCAGGAATCAGGTCGCGCTTGCCGCCCGCATTGAGTCCGGCGTTGACTGCGAGATGCGACGCAGCTACAAACGGCATCACCCATTCAGCGGCATGGACCCCCATCACGGACATGAGCTACCTCCCAAACAGTGCATAGTCCACGTCACGGCTCATCCGTGCGCGGCCCCGTTGTGTGCCCTTAAAATCCCGCCGAATGGCATGATGCGCGAACGTGAGCGCCAACGCATCGCCGTGGTCCGGCGAGGGGATGCCTCGATCTTCCATCGCTTCTTTGGATTCCAGGATGACGGCATCTTTCGCTTTGCCGAAGAAATCATATTCGGGAGCCGTAAGATCCCCGAAGAGGCGCGGGTCGTTGTCGATACAGCCGCCGTTGAGCCATTCACGCAGCCGCGCCCAGATTTCCGTGCGGACGTTGGCATATTCCGGTTGACTCGCGGTTTTCCCAAACCACACCTCATGGACTTTATACCCCATCTCGCGCAAGCGGTCAATCACGCCGGAGGCGTTGCCGATGTCGATACTGACCACATCGGGTTTGTAGCGGTCGATCACATGGGCGAGTTCGTTCGCCACGTACATGTTGTCACGGTTCTTGATGATGATGGGGGGAATACTGCGGGCGTCCCGGCCTTGGCGGAAGCGGGCCACGGTGGCGGCAGAGCCGAAGCGGGCGACATCGACGCCCATGATGAGGGCGGCCCCGGCGTCGGCCTCGACCGTCCGGGTGATCGCGTCCTGCACGACGTTGGAGCTGATGAACTGGCGCGCCCCTTGCGCGGGGAATTGGCCCAAGACTTCGATCCGCACGGTATCGGAGTCGATCCCGTACTTGTCGATCAGGCCCTGATAAATCTTGGGATCCGTCCCTTCGACGGTGCGGGCGTCGAGATGGCGCAACCGCCAGTTGGCCTTATGGGCATGGAAGCAATCGTAGAAGCCACCGGAGTTCCGACGGGGATTGGAATACACGAGCCAGAAGCGGTTGACGGTCGGTTCCGTAAAGAAGCCTTCCGTCACGGAGAAGATGGCGTTGGGAATACCGGAGGCTTCATCGAAGATCACCATGACGCCGAGGGGATTGTGGACCCCCGCGAAGGCGTCGGGGTTCTCTTCCGACCACAGTTGGCCCTGGCAGTAGTAATAGCCGGTGTCGATCTGGAGTTGCTCCTTGACCGCCTTCTCAAACCAGGGGGAGGGCCGCATCGAGAGGACCGTCATCTCGAACCAATGGGCGTTGAGCGACATCGTGACCCACTTGGTCAACTCGGCAAACGTCCGCGACTTCAACTGCATCTCGGTGTTGGCCGTAATGACCGTCGTGGAGCCGATGCGGGTCGTCATCATCCAGTGCGCCTTCCAGGCCACCAGCGCGGATTTCCCTGTGCCACGGCCCGACCCTGTGGACTTGCGGAACATTTCGGGGATCTGTTTCTTCTTGAGGATCTTGTTCTGGACCGCGAGATGGTCGGTGATCTCGTTCAGATCCTCGGCCTGCCAGATGCGGGGCCCAGAGTAATGCTCCAGCGGGGTGCCGGGCTTGCCCCAGGGATACACGAACTTCACGAAGGCGAGGAGATTGTCCTTAATCTGCGGGTCATGAAGGGCGGTAATCAGGCGCTGCTCATCGGCCAGCGAATACTTCGTGCCAGGTGGGGCGACCGTGGCAGGCATCAGGCCACTCCTCTCGTCGTGACGTATTCCAGCGCTCGCGGGAATCGTATCGGGTCATCGAGAATCGGTAAGTCCGCATTACACGTCGAGCAGAGTAACCCCCGAAACTTTCCTGTCCCATGGTGATGATCTATCACCAATGTGGTTCTTCGCCTACAGATCGCGCAGCGTTTTTTTTGCTGCCGTCTGGCCCATCGCATCTGCTCGACTGTCGCCTGGTACTTTTTCAGTTTCGCTACATTCTGCCGACGATATTGGCATGGCCTGCACAGCGTTGCATAGGCCCAGACTCCGTGATGAGTCACCCCTGGTGGTGCGTTCTTTTCTGGGCGGGGCCGTGCGCGGCAGTGCGGACACAGCGGAGCAGGCACTACGCCGTCCCTTTCGTCTCAAACCCCTGTTCATGGGCCGCGTCCACGTTCCTCGCCACCTCATCGTACAGATACACCATCCCGTACTTCGCCGCAAAGAACTTCATGCAGGCCGACCAGACCGCGAGAAAGCTCTCAATCGTCGGGTCCATGTAGGCGGTAAAGGAATACGACCCCGACTCCACGAACACCCGATACCCCGGCTGCGTGACCGACTTCTCAATGTCGATCGTTCGCAGGACGACGGCATCCGTACTGTGCCGGTCCTCCGCCTCCTCCAGCACAATCCCATGATCCGCCGCCATCAGCTTCACCAACTCCCGCTGCGCCAGCATCACACAGCCCATCCGTTGGTCACTGAGCGCCTGATACGTCGCCCCGTCCACCGTCCACTCCCACCGATACCCCGACATCCCCACCGACGGCTTCACCCGATACCCCTCAATCCACATCAGGTCCTCACATTCTGTCTACAAAAAAATTATAGATTCGTCGACTCTGGGACAGACGCTTCAACAGAACCAGAGACAGTGGGGGGAAAGGCTTGTTTCAAACCAGGACCAGTGTCCGTAAAGGGACCCGCGCCACTGCGCGCCCCACCCGATTCTGCCCCCACCCCACCCGGTACCCCCCCCTGCTCCAATTCATGCGGCGCAGCATTGAGAACTGTTGTCACATAGTTCGGCAACCGAAGTGAAGGGAAGACCTCCAACGTTCTCGTTCTCGCCTCTTCCAGCGCACCCTTAATATCCACGGTCGCCACCTGGACACGATCAATCAACAACCCGCTCAGCTTGGCGCGATGTTCCACCGCCTTGAAGTACGCCATCGCATTTTTGCACTCTTTCGCATAGGCAATTACTTCCAGCGATTCCGTCATGGCTGTCGCTAAATCGTAGGCAACAATAGCATTTGAAGAGGCTTGTATCTTGGAAAGATACTCCTGGGCAATCGGCTTAGCCAGGATCACTTTCGCCATTTGAGGGGCAGAGCGATCCGTGTAACCAACGGATTTTGCGGCCTGAGTGCCATTGCGGCAGAGAGCGTAGGCATCGAGAAACGCCCGTTGTTTCCCTGGTAAGCTATTCATGGGAGGCATAGCACTCAATACCACGGAGAGTGGGGAAGGCGCAAGGGAGACGCAAGAATGGCCTCGGCAATTCCAATATGAGCGGCGATCTCAGGCCGGGCTGTACGATTGGATAGGGGAATGAGGAGGGATCTGAAGGGATAACGCCTATCGGCTAGGCTCTTATCAGAGATGGAGGCTTCGCCTTCTATTGGATGCTCCCGCTTCGTGATGTGGGTTACTCGCGTCTCGAGGAACAGAGGGATAACGCTTGCAGCTAGGTCCCTTCGCTGAACCTTCGGTTCTTATTCGCTTCGGGAATGGAGATAGTTATAACACGGTTTTGCCGATAAACTCAACCCTGCTAATTCGATCAATGAGTTAGCTACTTGACAGGCATGAGGCACTATATACCTTCTCTGAGCCGCTTGCAGATCAGGCACACAATGAACCCCATACGATTGCGGCCCGTACTCGATGTGGTCCGCACATGCCCATAGCGGCAATGAGTCCCTAATGCCTTCCGCTGCTTCGCTCTCGCAATCGCAAGCCCTGCACCCTTGCCCTGGCGTCCCTTCTGCACACAATCCTGGAAATTATCCCTTGCCGTCCCTAAGAATAAATGCTCAGGGTTCACACAGTCCCGAACATCACAGCGATGACACACCATCAGTTCCGCCGGGATTGGCCCCTTGAACAAGGTCCAGGCCAATCGGTGTGCCCGATGGAGCTTGGCCCCAATCTTGACTTGCCCATAACCCCCTGAACTCATTGAACCAGTCCAGATCCAGCACCCGCTCTCGGTCACAGGAATGCATCGGCTCAAGAATGTCTCTCTCTCCATAAGCCCTCCATATTGTCGATTATATACCTATGATACGCCTGTTTTGATTCGTTCTCAATCGTAATTCTCCTTATCGCCTACACGCGCTCGATTAGTTTTGCTTATCGTACCATCTTGCCCCATCCTGTGACACTCTTGCGCCCGATGTCAAGACTGTAAAGAATCCTGACTTTACACTGTCAAATCCGTTAACACTCCTAACCACTTGATATTCCTCACTTCACCATTTCCCACTGTAAAGAAACTTGACACTCAGCCTTGTGCTATCTCTTTACACTTCTCTCTAACCCCTTGTTATTCTAGCATTCATGCAATCTGGCATGCATGCTGCATTACATCCTGAGCATGAACGCGAACACTAACCAAGGAGACACCATGAGCACCAAGACGGACATTGTAGTCGAACTCGAATCGATGGTTGACACGCATGGATTGCTCTATGTTGTGCAAGCCCTAGAGCTCATGTGCCATGAAAAAGCTGAACACTTACGAGTGAATTGGCAGGATAACGCAACAGCAAAGGCTTGGGACAAGGCAGCGAAGGCCTGCTACAAGGCAGCTCAGGTTGCAGCAATCGTATCGTAACCCCACACCCACGGAGGCACCATGGCCGAAACCTGCAAAGTTATTACCTTGAAAGGCGATAAGCGCAAGCCTGAATCCGCCACGCACATCATTGAATTTCCAGGGGGCTCAATTGAACTCTCCCGCACGTCTAATAACGAATACTGGGCACATATCTCGGTCAATCGCGGTCAAATCATTGACGATGCCGACGGCTACCACGGGGATGCAGGCCGGATTGTGACAGGCCGGATTGACCGTACCGAAGGGCATGTAGAAGATTTGCCTGGATGTGAGACTATCCATCACCTCGCCGTCCGTATTGCCGTAGGTGCCATATGACCCGCTTTAGTCGCTTGCTCCGAGTTTGCGGATGGTGCCGATCGTTACAGAATCCGCCCGTGTCAGAGCCGACACCGCCCGGGCAGACCGGGGAAACCACAACGATTTGTACCACCTGTATGCAGCAGTTCACACAACAACCCGACCGAAAGGGGAAGCCATGAGCACACATACGCCTATTACCGTGACGCCATACTTGACACCAGACCGGGACCAAGATCCGATGCTGGTCTACCGTATCAGCGGAGACTTGCAAGAACGCTTTGATTCAATCCCCTGTGATGACCATGAAGAATCAAAGATCGAAGCCGCGCACGAAGAAAATAGGGCACTCGCAAGACACATCGAACGCGCCGTCAATACCCATGCCCAACTCCTTGAGGCGCTGAAATTGGTCAATGCAGAATACAATGTGCATTTCGATATAACGGATGCCGACGACCCAGGCAATGACACGCACGAACAGGTAAGGTCCGCCATTGCCCAAGCCGAAGGAAAGGACTAGGCCCATGACACGGCATATCCAAATAAATACCGCACTTTGGGACCGTTGGATAGATTATCAGGCCGAAAATGCGGTGTGGTCGTTCGATGAGCTTGTCAAACAACTCTTGATCGAACATTTCAGACAAGCTGACCTCATGAAAGAATCAATTCAGGAACAGGAAGGAAAGAAGAAGGGGAAGAAGAATAAGAATGTTTGAGGGGTGGCCCACCCACCTGCTTATCCTCTCCGGCTACGGCTCTTGGAACCGTGTGAGAGGGGAGGGGAACTGCCCTCGCGCTAGCGTCCTAGTATACAGAGCGCAGATTAAAATTGGATTAGACCAGCATTAGAATCTCTTCATGAAAGGATGTGCACTATGACCCAACCCATGATTACTAAAACGATCCGTGTGCCCCATGCCTTGCATGAGCAGGCGCTCGCACGGCTCAAGGGCGAGAGCTTTACCGCCTATGTCAATCGGCTCATTGCTGAGGATGTGAAGAAACAGGCTTATGAGAATGTCAAACATAAGAAGCACGCACCGGCTGCTAGCGACTACGACGACGAGGCAAACACGGAGATGGGCCTTCCATCAGGGATTCCATGGGGCAATAAATAGCCTCTTGACTTGCTCTATACGTTACGTCTATACTCATAGCCCTACGGAGGGCTGAACATGACTGGGATGCAATTACGGAAATGGCGCACCAAGCGGAACCTGTCACAAGAAAAGCTGGCGCGGTTGTTGGATCTGTCCTCCAATACCATTGCCAGGTACGAACGAGGGGAAATCCCGGTGCACAAACATTTACCGGCCAAACTGAGGGAGGTGAAGCCATGACACATCTCAATAGCGCGGTCGATGACCATGAGCGGGCGATGGCGGAACAGACGCAAGAGGAAAGTGGCTGGGTGATTGTCTACGCCTTTGCGGCCCTGGTGTTTGCGACCGGGATGTTGACTGGCTATGGCCTCGCCCTGGCGGTGCTGGCATGACTGAAAGAACAAGAATGGATGTTTATGAACGGTTCGACCGAGACCCTGCATTCAGGAGCCTTGTGGAATTATTAACATCATGGATCATGCAGAACCCCACGTTTACACCAACGGAGTTACGAGAGGCCGCGATGGTGGCCGCAACCCGTGCGGAACGGTTCATAAACGGCAGATCCGGGCAGCACAGGTTTATGTCGTTCGACGGGAACGCTACAATACACCCGATGGATGAGGGGAAACCATGATCTATCTCGGCTATCTCTGCCAAGCTGTACTGGTGGCCGTGTCTGGCGCGGTGCTGTACTGGATGGTGAAGGAATGGCGGGAATCATCCATGCCAACCAAGGCGGAACAGCATCGGCTACGCATTCTCTCAATGGCGATACGAAAGGAGCGATGATGGAGAAGCGATGTGACACCTGCAAATGGTGGAGCAATAACGGCCCTAACACGATGAACTGGTGCAGATTCCCGTTGCCCATATGGTTAATACGAGAAACGCACTGCGAGGGCTCCGTAGCCTCTCTTGTGCAAGGTGAGGACGGCGACAGCTGCTCCACCTGGGAGGAACGGCCATGATGTTCCCATTTTGCGAATGGGTCGTGGTGTCGCTGGCGGTATGGGTCGTGACAATTCTCGGCGGGTTGGCGTTTCTGGTGTTTGGGCTGAAGTGTCCAAGGAGGAAATGAGCATGGCCGCACCCTCGACCTATCAAGACCCGGAGACACGCAAGGTGAGCTTCTTTGTCAACGGGAGGACGTGGAAGATCCTGGAGAAGATGGCCGAGAAGCGCAATATGGAAACGTGGAAGTTTATCAAGGAGCACGTCGAGCACTTAGCCCTGGAGAACAAACGCCTACTGGTGATGGGGCCAGAGCATTATGACGCGAGACGCACGGACGACGACACCTTTTACGAATAACGGGAGGATCATCATGACACGCACAGCACTCGTAGCAATCTTACTCTCTCTGACCGGCCTGACCTCGGCCCATGCCGACCCGTACCTTATCTTCGCGCTCGGCCAAGCGAACGGCGATCTGGTCGATAAGCCTGGACTGTGGCGACATGAAGGCACGCCCTATACCACCGATCTCCAAGACCTCGCCTGGAAAGCGGGTCTTGGCATGCGCTTTGAGACCGGGGTGTTTATCGAGGCTGGGGTGCTTGATCCGGGCGAATCCTTCGGGGTGCAATCCAAGTTTGTGACCGACGCCCATTACGACCCGCAAGCCATGCGGTGCAAGAAGGATTGCCACAAGCAATCGGCCTTGGGCCTCAATAACGACATGATCGGCGGTGAACTGGTGATGGGCTATCAGCATGAATTCTTCGGATTCTTCCGTCCATACGCCAAGGGCGGCGTGGCTGGCTTTGTCCATGAGCACAGCGGGACCTATACCCCCTACAAGGGCAAGCCGATTGCCTTTGACCCTGAGCATGACATGGATCAGAACTTCTCCGGCATGGTGCTCGCCGTGGCCTTTGGCGGCGGGGTCTGTGCGCCAGCGGCGAAGGTCGAGCTGTGCGGGGATGTGACGCGGTATCACTACGTGGCCACCACCGCGAATCCGTTAACCGAGGGCTTGACCATTGGGACGGCCTATCTCAAGGTGCCGCTGAAAGGATGGTGGTGAGCATGATTCTCCCCCGCGCCTGGGTGCCGAAACCCGTGACGATTGATTACGGAGCCTGGCATATCAGCGGGTTGATCGACGCGAGCAAGGGCGACAAGCTGCCGTGGGTGCCAGGGCTGTTCTACAAGCAGCCGTTCCGAAAGCGCAGTGCGAACGGCTACAAGGCGGCGAATACCAAGATGGTGAAGAAGCGATGGGCCTAAACGGGAGGACACATGAAATCAATTAGCAAAGTCAATGAGGAAGCGGAACAGGCTATCGACCGAATGCGGCTGATCGTCCATCTGCACGCCCAGGAATACATCATGCTCTGCCGTTTCGTGGAGTCGCTCGGCAGGCCCGACGGCTATGATGGCACCTATGCAGGGCTGGGGTGTACGCCTGGCTCGCTCATCGGAGTCTTTGCCCAGGTACACCTAGCAAAGGACGAATCGTTCAAGGCAGCGGAGCCCATCATTGCCTATCTGCTTGAGCGTGGGTGGGTGGTGTCAGGGCAGACCGAAGAAGCCTCAGAATACGCAACGTGGAACTACCGAGAGGTGACGTTCAAGAAGCCGTCAGACCCGCCCCTCTTTCCCTCAACGAGGGATGTGGCCATACCGGCATTGACGGCCACGGTACGGATCTGGCCGCATGCCGACAGTGCGGTATGCAAGCGCGTCGAAGATGGCGTCGTGCCGAAATATAAGCTGGTGTGCGAAGGGGCCTAACATGGATCTAACCTGGCTGCTGCTCCTGGCGATGCTGTCGTTATGGGTCGCAGCGAGACAATAACGGGAGGGGATATGCACTATCATTTGGAAGTCGTTATGCCACCAACTGGCGACATACAGAAAGCGTTAGAGTCAATCTTGGCTCAATTCGATGAGAACGACACAGAGAATAGCCACACATTTTGGGATTGGTGGGCTATCGGGGGCCGCTGGGCTGGCGTGAAGCAACAAGCCTCGTTTCCGCAAGACAAACTGGACACCTTTCGGCAATGGTTGACCGATGAAGGGGTTACAGTGTCAGGTATCCAGTGTGGCAAGCAAGAATTGTCTCCTGCCAGCCAGATACCAAAGGTGGATGCGAAGTGGCAAGAGATGTTTGGGGTCACTGGCCCCTGTACGCTCTTTCGGCATTCCAATGCGCGAGGCGAATCACTGGGCGGTGATGTGTGTACGCTTGGTGATATTGCGAACGTCACGGCGAGTCGCGTGATTATTGCTGGACCTGCCTATGGTGGTGGTGTCGAGGCCTGCTACATGGTTGAGCAGGAATACTGGAACGGGGTCACGCATGTCCAATCAACTTGGGATGGTCAGGTGAAATCGGCGGTGAAGCTGTGGACTGACAAACTGGCGAGCTATGGGGATGAATGGCGAGCAGCACATACTCCTACGGATGAGTGGCTTGTCGTGACGGTCGATTATCATTCGTAAGGCGCAGCATGCCTAGCGACGAACAGGCGGAACGGGAGGGATGATGAGAGTTGATAAACCAGGTATCTACGAAATGTCTCTAGCGGACTACGTGGCCGACCCCGCGCCACAGCCGTCCTTGAACACTAGCACGGCCATGACGTTGCTGACACAAAGCCCACTGCACGCCAAGATGCAGCATGTCCGGCTGAATCCGAATGCGGAGCGGGAGGAGTCGAGCCGAGCCGATCTTGGCACGATTGCCCATGCGCTGCTGCTGGAAGATGACGGCTCGCGGGTGGTTGAGATCGAGGCCGACGACTGGCGGACTAAGGCCGCGAAGGAGAAGCGGGACGAAGCACGAGCCGCCGGGAAGGTGCCGGTGCTCAAGAAGGATTACGGTAAAGTCAAACTCATGGTCGGGAAGGCGAATGAATTTCTCATGGGGAGCGAACTCTGCGCCGACTGGTTTGGCGCGAAGGCTGAACAAACTCTGGTGTGGCAAGCGGAAAGCGGCATCTGGTGCCGGTCGAGGCCGGATAGACTGACGAAAGATTGTAAGGTCTATTGGGACTACAAGTCCTCGGCGTCGGCACATCCTGCGGCGTTTGTCAAGACGATTATCAACCAGGGCTACGATCTGCAAGTGTCACTGGGAAGCCTTGGCGTCAAGTCGTTGACCGGCGTAGATTGTGCGGTCGTGTTTCTGGTGCAGGAGATTGAACCGCCCCATGCGTGTTCACTGGTGAGCCTGTCCCCTATGTTTGCCACGATTGCGAAAGAGCGGCTGTTGATTGCGATGGACAAATGGGATCAGTGTCTACAAACAAGCGAGTGGCCGGGATACCCTGACAAAATTGCCACGGTGGACCCGCCGAACTGGTACGGGATGGAGGAGTCACTATGATTACGTTCCGCAGAGCTGTACGAGAAGCAATCCCGCTGATTATCGCCGTCTCTGGCGGCACGGGATCAGGAAAAACATTGTCCGCCATGCGAATGGCGAAGGGAATCTGTGGGAGCAAGCCGTTTTGTGTGATCGACACTGAGAACGGGAGGGCGAGCCACTATGCGGATCAATTTACATTCGATGTATTAGACTTGCGTGCTCCGTTTTCTCCAGATGCTTATACCAAGGCGATACAGGCAGCCGACAAAGCCGCCTACCCCGTGATTGTGGTCGATAGCATGTCGCACGTTTGGGCAGGAGACGGCGGCGTGCTCGACTGGCAAGAGGCCGAGCTTGAGCGCATGGCAGGGCAAGACTTCCAGCGGCGAGAAGCCTGTAAGATGGCGGCGTGGATCAAGCCCAAGATGGCGCACAAGGACATGATGCAAGCCCTGCTCCAAGTGAAGGCGCATGTGATCCTGTGCTTCAGGGCCGAGGAAAAGATCGAGATGGTCAAGCAGAATGGCCGGATGGAGGTCCGCAAGAAGGAATCGCTGATCGGGAAGGACGGATGGGTGCCGATCTGCGAAAAGAGCGTCCCGTTTGAAGCAACGTGCTCATTCCTGTTGCTGGCCTCTAACCCAGGCATCCCGCACCCGATCAAGCTACAGGAGCAACACAAGCCGTTCGTCAGCCTTACCGCACACCTGGACGAGAGCGCGGGGGCCAAGTTAGCTGAATGGGCCAAGGGTGGGAACAAGCCGGAGCCACAGGCCGCTGGTACATCGCACGATGTCCCCGCAACGCCGCAAGCCAGCGATAGGGCTCCGGCCCCTTCCGATGACGCCCCCGCCTTTATCTGGCGGGTGGGCAAGAAGCACGCAGGCGAGAGTATCCGCACCATCCCCGACGACTACCTGACGTGGTTTGCAGAGAACGGCAAGAACCCCGACCATGTGCAGGCGGCCAATGACGAGATCGACCGCCGTATGGGGCAAGCCAGCGCCGACTATGCTGATGGTGAGGACGTGGCATGAAGAACTGCTGGGACGCGGAATACACCGAGTGTGTGCGCAAGGACAGCATCGTGCCGAAGGGATTTCGCACGAATCCGGGGCGGGTGGCCAGGAGTCATCGCAAATCCGCCGAGACGTTACGGGCCAAGGCCCTGTTTGATCGGGTGGAACGGGAGCGGAAGGCCAAACTGAAGGAACGGGAGGGGTTATGAAGAAGCCGAAGCAGCCGGATCGGTGGGAGAGGATCGTTGAGAAGGAGTGGTGGGGTGAGAATGGCGGTGTAGTAGCCGCCATCCTGCGCCGTGAACATCGGGCGGTGATGCGGCTGGTGCGGGGTGAACGCTGGTGTAGTGAGAATTCATACTACGCCAAGGTATACAACCAAGCCATCGACGCTGTTCTCGCCAAACTGAAGCAACGGGGGCAATGATGGGCGACGAAACCTGGGGTTGGTACAAGCACGACCAGCAGCAGCGCAGGCAGAAACGATTGCCCGTGAGGACAGACGCGATTCTGTCGCTGAAACGGCAAGGGTACGAGGTTGAACAGAAAACGGAATACCACTTCCGCATTAACGGGTGCGTGGATCTGTGGCCGATTCATAATCGGTGGCACGATCTCCGCACCAATGAACGTGGCGGCACGCGGGATTTAGCCGTGTTCGTCAAGGAGAGGATACGACCGAATGACACGCTGTAGGATCGGGGGCCGCGAAGTGGAGTTGAACATTGAGAAACGGTTGAGGGGCACCCGCAGGCAGCCCGCAACAGGACAGACCGCCGCGCCTGGGGAGTCTGCGGGACAGGCAGGAGACACGGGGCGGCGGCCTGCCTCGCCCTCTTTCATCGTGATCCCTGGCAATCCCATCGGGAAGCCACGGCAAACCAGATCTGACAAGTGGAAGCAACGGCCCTGCGTCATGCGGTACCGGTCGTGGGCGGACCAGGCACGGCAGGCCGCGTTCGGGCATCCTGACAAGAAGCTCACGCTCACCGGCCCAACCACCTTGCGCGTAGTGGCCTACCTGGAGGCTCCGAAGAAGCGGCATCGGGTGGGGCCGCATACGGTCAAGCCGGATATTGACAATATCGAAAAGGCGGTCATGGACGCCCTGTTCGAGAACGATCAGATGGTGTATCGGTCCAGCGTGGAGAAGGTCTGGGCGGATGGGGGACTGCCTCGGGTGATTGTGGAATGGAGTGAAAAGATTGGGTTTCCGGTGAACCAATGAAACCGGGCCCCGATTACAAGACGGGGTAAATCCTGATCCTCGTGCGTGTTCTAGAGACATCGCACGCATGGGGAGATGGATCTAACTGGATACGAAGGAGGCGACATGATTGCCATTGACGACCATCAACTGATCCGTGACGCGCAAGCCCTGCTGGACCGTGCCCAACGCGAAGGCTCAGGCTTTCTGTTTGTCCCGCGCTGGCTGTTGGAGCAGTTGATTGAACGGGCCACGAGGCCCCATGATTAACACGGGGCGGGGCGGACGCGAACTGGCCGCGCAACTGGTCGTTCCCTCGCCAAAGACGATGCCTACACAGGCCCCCGCACCACAAGGAGGCCGTATGGCGATCATGGGCTGGTTCCATCTCTACCCTGACAACTTTGCGATGCCGTCGCACACGTTGGTCATGGAAGCGTACATGCGATGGATGTTGAGTGGAGTGCCAACAGGTGAGCACGTCAACCGGCATTATTGGAACCGCCGATTCCACGACTAAGGAGGCCATATGGGACCGAAAATGTGTGAATGTGGATGTGGACAGCCTGCTCCAATCTCTCCAGTAACATATGGGAAGCTAGGATATGTGAAGGGGGAGCCACGAAGATTCATCAGGGGGCACGCTAACAAAGGGCGCACCGGCCTAGACAGCAAAACCTGGAGGGGAGATAGAGGTTTGAGACCTGACGGCTATTGGATGGTTCCATTTCCAGGCACTAACGGGAAACGCAGCACAAGACGGTTGGAACATCTTGTGATAGCAGAGAAAGTTCTTGGTAGACCTCTACCTGCTGGCGCAGAGGTGCATCATGCCAACGGTATCCGCAGCGACAATAGAAACGAAAACCTTGTCATTTGCGAGAGCCGCGCTTACCACAGGTTGCTACACCAGCGCATGAAGGCTGTCGCCTTGGGGCATCCACCGGATTGGCGAGCCTGTTCTTTATGCGGAATCTACAGCCACCCAAGCGGATTATGGATCTACAGGAATAATGATCCAGCGCACTCGTCGTGCAAGTTAGCCTACAACCGTTTGCACAGGAGAAAGAAGGGATAATCATATGGGGCCAGCTTTGACCAGGTTGTTTGCGGAGTCGAAATATAACGGTCGTTACGATGGAACCGACGCTATGGAGATCATTGAATGTGATCGGGCGCAGGACAAAATTCACTGCATACTTGCTACCCACGGCGAGGCGCTGATTGCGGCGCTGGAGAAAGCGTTGCAATGCTTCGAGATAACGCAACGGGTTAAGGATTACCCGGTAGATCATTGGGCATCTAAAGCGCAGCAACTCCTCGCCCAGCTCGATTTGGAGGCACGGCCATGAAAGCCTTGACGATCTGGCAACCATGGGCCTCATTGATTGCCTGGGGAGAGAAGGAATATGAGACGCGAAGCTGGCCGACCCCATATCGCGGGCTGCTCGCCGTTCATGCTGGAAAACATTGTGAAACCAAGGAGCTATTGGCCCTCAATTCTTTCTACCGCCAGGTGTTTGAGCGGCATGGGTTCGACCAGAATCAGGAGGTGCCTCTGCCTTCGGGGGCCGTGCTCTGTGTTGTCAGGCTTGTGGATTGTTGCCCAACTGAAAACCTGACCGTCAAGGCGTTCACTGGATCAGGTTTTAGAATTTCCCAGAAGGAGGAGATGTTCGGAGATTATTCATCCGGTCGGTTTGCCTGGAAACTTGAAGTTGT